CCAAATGAGCAGTTGAATATTTTAGGGTTGCCGAAAAATGACAACCCCTTGTTTGACGAACCATGGATAGACGGAACCAAGCAACCGATGAGTGAGGTGCAAGCAAATGAGATTGACAAAATGATAGGGGATGAATGATCTTGAGAAGATAATATTTGAACGCTACCCGGTAACGAAGAAAGAAAGGAGGTGTAGTATTGAGAAAGCCAGAATGGAAATGCTGCGTTCGCAATTAAAAAAAAGATTGATAAATGAATTTGCAGGAAAGGAAAAAATACAGTCGTTTGGTGGAACTTGTAAATCGCAGGTTTGAGAGCAGATTTTATCCTAAGCTGCAAAAGGCGATAAAGCAAGATATTAGTTCTTTGATTGAGTACTTGAAGATAAACGGCATTGATTCGGCACCTAAATACTTTGATGATAACATTGCATCAAAATCATTAACAGAGATAGTACAAGATTTATATTCAAATGTTGGCGTTTACCATGCCAATAGGGTTTACAGAGATTTGCGGAAGGAAGAAAAAGGTTTTGGGTTTAATCCAGACTTCATTAATTTTGTTACGAATTATTTCCGCAAGCATTTGGTAGAAAAAATAACGTTTGGGGCGGTAAAGACAATGAGAGATTTTTTTCTACCGCTAATATCCAAAGCTGTAACAGATGGCGCAACGTTTGAGGAGATTGCGCAAGCGATACGGGATAAAGGCTTTGAGAAGCGGCAAGCGGCAAGGATTGTGAGGACGGAAGTAAATAGTGCTACCAACGTGGCGGCAGTGGCGGCTGCGGAAAAGTTTGAGTATAAGACGATGAAGGAATGGATAAGTGCAATGGATTCAAGAGTAAGGGGAAGAAACCCGGAGGATCATGCGAACCATTGGGATTTGGATGGGGTAGTGGTTGACTATAATCAGCCGTTTGTTGATCCGAGAAACGGGGTAAGATTAATGCAGCCAGGGGATCCAAAGGCGCAGGGAATGAGAATGGACAAAGCGGCAACGGTGATTAATTGCCGATGTACGGTTGCATTGGTGGCGAAAAGAGATGCGAATGATCGGTTGATACCAAAGACAGGACTTATCAAGTCGGTGGAGCCTGAAGAAACAAAAGAACTGAAACCTGATTACAGTGAGATAATTGAACCGATTGATTATCTAAAGGACGAAATCAGGGACATAGGCCGGGACGTGAGAGGAATAAAAGAAACAGATTTAAGCCCGGTACTGGAAAGGTTTGAAGGGTTGGCGACAAAAGAAGATTTGGACGAAATAAAATTATTTGGTGAGTTGATAAGTGGTGAGGGTGAAAGGCAGGTTGAAGTTGTTACTAAAGTAAGGGATGAACTTGAAAGGTTGATTGAAGAAAAGCTGAATGGTGATTTAAGCCGGATAGATGAATTGATTGATTTAATTAATTCTAAAGATTACAAGCCTGAGATAGTTCTTAACAGTAGTTCAAAAAGTGAGATAGATACTTTCAGAGCTGAAATGATGGCAATGATAAATTTAAGGTTTGACGAATTACTAAAAGAAGTTATGAAGAAAAGGAAATATCAGTTTACAGTGGTTAAGGATTCAAATGATTTGATAATAAGCGCAACGGCACAACAGGTTTAATATGGCAGATAATGTTTTAATTAACGCAGTCACAACTCCAGGGGGTGCTACCATTGCAACAGATGAGGTTAATGGTGTTCAGCATGAGTTGGTAAAGGTTGAGTTTGGTGTTGATGGTGTGGCAACGATGGTAAGTGCATCAGATCCTTTGCCGGTAACGGGTACGGTAGAAGTAAGTAATTTTCCTGTAACACAACCCGTTTCAGGAACAGTTGCAGTTTCTTCATTACCTACCGGACTTGCCACATCAGCAAATCAACAAACAGATGCTTTAACAGATGCTGAATTAAGAGCAGCAGCCGTTCCAGTTAGTTTATCAGTAGTACCACTTGCAACAGGGGCGGCGACAGCAACAAAGCAAGATGAACAAACGGCACAACTTGCAACGCTTAATAGTTTGATTGAAACATTAAGTAGTTTGGTTGCTGTACTTAGTCCTTTAGGTGGGGCTATGAACAGCGGAGCACCGGGGTTGAGAGTTACACCAAACGCAGCTACATTACCAATTTCAGGAAGTGTAACGGCAACGGTGGCAAGTACAGTAGTAAGTTCATTAACGAATTTCGGAACAAGTATTCCGGCATCTGAAATGGCACATGATATGAACAACTTAGTAGCAACAATGGCAAATATTAATAACGCAAACGGATAATTTATGGCAGAAGCGCAGAATAATATCCCGATTTTAAATCGTAAAGAATGGCAAACAATGATGCCAGCGCATACCGCAACGGCAGCAGGTTCTTTTGTAGCGGCAGATCAATCGGGGCTTTCAAGATATTCTCTGTATATGCTTTCCGGTACGGTTCATTATTTGTACGACCACTTAAACGATGATTATTTACCAATTACTTCAGGTGCTTTTGCAGGCACATTTGTGGCCGGGGCTTGCGGTTGTTATCATCCGTGGTCAGTTACTTTTACTGCAACAGGTGGAACTACAACAACAGCTAACGTAGCGGCAGCAACTTCAAACATAAGTGGTTTGGTAGTTGGTGCTGAAATAGAATTTTTATCAGGTACGGCAGCTAATTTAGGGCAACGCAGAACGATAACAGCGATTGAAATTGCCGCCGGTGCAGGAACAACGATAATAACATTTGATGCTGCTCCCGGAGCAGTTGTTAATACTGATACTTTCAGGATTTCATCAGGTAGCTTCTTTGTTTTGGCTACCGGAACTTTGGCATCGGGTTCTTTTAAACGTTGGGATATTGCCACCGCTGCATGGAGTAATTTATCAATAACTACATTACCTGCAACGTGGGGAACAGATGGAAGAATGGTTACACCGGCTATATTAACTGATTTCTATGATTCAGGAACGGTAGCGTCCAGTACAGGAACAAGCTTAACCGACGTTACAAAAGCATGGACGGCTGACCAATGGATTAACTCACAAGTACGAATAACCGGTGGAACAGGTATTGGGCAAATAAGAAGGATAACAGATAATGATGGGACTGTATTAACCGTTGCTTCGGCATGGACAACAAACCCGGATGCAACAAGCACTTATAAGATTGAAGGGGATGAAAATGCCATATATGTTTTAGGGAACAATGCCGTAACGATGTATAAGTATTCAATATCGGCTAATACATGGGCAGTTGTTGCACCTACCACAGCAAGAGCAGCCGCACCAATAGCAGGTATGAGTGCAGACTTTGTAGGTAAAACAGGCGATGCAGTTTGGGCTGATATTACCGACATAAAAGACGGGAGATACATTTATTCATTACGAGGCGGTACGGCGGTTCTTGACAGATTTGATATTGCAGGCGGTACGGCAGGAGCAGGGGCGTGGACAGCCGTTACTTATTCACCTGCATTGCAAACATTCGCAACAGGTGACAGCACATTTTGGGATTATGAAAATATCATCATTGCCAAAGAAGGAACGGCAGCAATCCCGCAAAGGTTTTATAAATATTCAGTAGTGGATAACACGATTGTTCCTTTTACTTCTGATTGGTATTTCGGAGGTGCAGCTTTGTTAGGGAATAAGATTTGGGTTAAGAAATTATCCAGTGCTGGCTTGGTAAGATGGGTGTATTGCTTGCAATCAACATCAACGAATTTAAGACGAATAATGATTTTCTAAATGTATGTTATTAACCATTTTAGCAAACAATGTGATGTTAACAGCAACGCCACCGGCACAAACTGGCGGCGGGAGTGGGGTTGCATTTTTTAAACGAAAGGAGTTTAAGAAGTTGAAGGAAAACGACAAACGCATGATGAAAATATTTGAAGCATTTTTAAAAGAAGTATAACATGGAAAAGAAAATTGGCATCAAGGCGAGGCGGCAAGAGAATTGACTGAATTAAAATTGTACGAGGGTTCATCATTAACGGCTTGGGGTGCTAATATGTACACGCCCTTAACGGGAATGAAAGCATATGATAAAATAAATAAATTTAATAATCGTATTGATATAATGATTAAGGCAATGCGAAGTGGTAATTTTACGGATGAAACATTCCAGATGTTGGAGATTGAATTGAGACAACTTCAGCAAACTTTTTAAACGAAGTATAACATGGAAAAGAAATACATATACAAGGATTCTTTAGTCAGCGATTCACTTCGCCTGCAGATTAAAGATGTTGACGGTAAAAAAGGAATCGTTACCGGATATTTTTCTGACTTCAATAGTATTGATTCAGATGGTGATATTATTAAGCCGGGAGCTTTCCAAAAGAGTATTTCACAGAACGGGCCGCAATCCAGCAAGCCCCGGATAAAACATTTGCTTAACCATGATTCCAGTAAGCCATTGGGAGTGCTTGAAGTGCTGAAAGAAGATACTAAAGGGCTTTATTACGAAAGCAGGTTAGGCACTCATTCTTTAGGTGTTGACTTTATTAAAATGGTGGACAGCGGATTAATAAGCGAACACTCAATAGGATTTCAAACAGTAAAATACAATCAGTTGAAGCCCTGGAATGAATGGAAGCAAGGCGAAGCAGCAAGGGAATTGACTGAATTGAAACTTTATGAAGGAAGCTCTTTAACTGCTTGGGGTGCCAATATGAACACTCCTTTAACAGGGTTGAAAACTGAGCAGAAAGTGAGGAAGATTAATGACAGGATAGATATTTTGATAAAGTCATTAAGGGACGGGACATTTTCAGATGAAACATTTGATTTACTTGAAATAGAATTAAAGCAGATGCAGCAGGCAATGATAGACCTGACCACTGAGCCGGAACAAACCACTCAGTCGGATGAAGAAAAAGCAGTTGCCGATATTAAACAATTTTTAAAAACGCTAAATTAAAATAGCATGGAAAAGACATTGCAAGAACAGTTGGTAGAGCTTAAATCACAGCTTGAAACCAGCTTAACAGAAAAAGCAAAATCAGAGATTGCTTTACAAATAAAATCTCTGGAAGAAAAAATGAAGCCGGTTGATTTGACAGAAATCAAAGCGGAAATCAAAAAAGTTACTGATTGGCAGGTAACCAAAGACGAAGCCGATAAAAAGAATCAGCAGGCTTTGGATGAACTGATTGCTCACCAATCAAAAAGGAAAGGACCGGAAACTGGTACATCTTTCAAAGATGCTTTGGGCGAAGCAATGGAGCAAAAGAAAGCAGATATCCAGGGTTATACAAAGAACCGTCAGCAGGTAAGCCTTGAACTAAAAGCGGTTGGTAACATGGGTTCTGGAAACCTGACAACTTCAGGCACAGAAACTTTTGCCGGCAATACCATGATTGGCGGTGTGGGCCGAAAGCCTTACGAAATCAGCCACATCCGTAATGTGGTAAATGTGCAGCCGATTGCTACTGATTCAGCTTACGTTATTCGTGATAACGCAGGCGAAGGCGGGCCTACTGCTGTTTCTATGGCTGCTGCAAAGCCTCAATCAGACCGTGACTATGTGAAGCTGATTGTACCTGTAACCAAAGTGGCGCATTACTTCAAAATTCCTGAAGAAATGCTGGCTGACAATGCATGGTTACAGAATGAAATCAGCAGTATAGGGCTTGAGGAGTTGTTGGCGAAAGAAGATGATTTGATTTTAAATCAAGTTGGGGCCGCTGGATTATTCGCAGGCTTAACAACTGCAACAAATAGCACAGCGTTTGCTGCTCCGGCTTCTTTAGCTCTTGGAGTTGACCTGGCCAATAATTACGATGTACTTGTTGCCGCATGGACACAGGCAAGGAACGCAAAAGTTAGCCCTAACCTGGTTCTTTGCAATCCTTCGGATTATGCAAAAATGATTCTTACAAAAGAATCTGCAACAAGCGGAGCATATGTATTTGGTGCGCCTAACATTGCCATTCCTAATATCTTTGGTATTCCATTGGTGCCACATACTGCGATGACATCAGACAAATTTCTGATTGGCGATTTCAGTAAAGTGACACTTGGACAAAGGGCTGGCGTTTCTGTTCGTTTTTACGATCAGAACGAAGATGATGCTATTAAAAACATGGTAACCGTTGTTATTGAAGAAAGGATAACCATTGTTGCAGGTCGTGCAGACTACCTGTATTATGGTGATTTCTCTGACGGACGTGCAGCACTGGAAACAGCATAAGCATAATGGTTGCAGGGCGGGTTCGATTCCCGCCCATGCTTCAAAAAAAATATGAACGCAAATAATATCATATCAATCCAAGATGTAACGGTTGGTGCCATTACCGAGCCGATAACAGTGCAAGATGTAAAAGACTATTTGCGTATTGAAGGCTTTACGGCAGTAGGCGGCACAGAGGTAGCGTTCAATGATGATGATATTATTATCGGAATAATTATAACGGCAGCGAGGGAGCAGTTTGAGAAATATAGCGGCATTACTTTAACGGCAAATAGAAGTAAGAAAGTAGTGCTGAATAATTTTTATGGTGCGCTTGAGTTACCATTCGGGCCGGTTAAAGAAGTAACGGCTTTAATTAATTCTAACGGAGACGACTTGCTGTCGTCCGTTGAAACAGTCGGCACAATGTGGGTATGTCTTACATCCCCAACGGGCGAGAACATAGCAGTTACCTACACTTGTGGTTATGGCACTACCGGTATTGAGTCGCTACCTGCATCAATTAAATTAGACTTGTTACGTGCTTGCGCTTACTTTTATACTAATAGAGGTGATGCGGCAGACGTGAATAATTTCATTTCACAGCTTGCGAAAAAATATAGTAGAGATGTATGGTTGGTGTAATGAAACCGATAAGATTAATTAAGATAACATCAACGCAAGATGTTAATGGACGATGGGTAGAAACAGAATCGGCTGCTTATAATGTTTGGGCTTCACTGTTAAAAACAGGAAGCAGCAGGTCTGCGAATAATGGACAGACGAGTATAAGCAACACGATTCAGTTTAAGATGTATGCCAAAGGATTTGACATATCGGTAAACTGGCGATTAGTGTGGGCAGGGCGGCAATATACGGTGAATGGTATTGATAGGATAGACGAGAAATTGTTTAATATATTGATAACAGCGACGGCAAATGGTAAGAGTTAATTTGATAGGGTTTGATTCGTATGCAAGGAAGCTGGCAGCGGCACCGGAGGAGATTGTTAAAGAGATCGAGCAAGAGGTAATTTTTGCAGCCGAAGCTTTTGCAGGGTATGCAAAAAAGGATGTAAGGGCGCAGTCGTTTGACAATGGCCAGTTGGCCGGAGGTATTCAGA